GAGAAAGAAGAGTACGACTGGCTAACCGCATACTATGCCACCGCAACCAAGAGCCTCACCCCTGAAGCTCAAGACAGTATAGCCACAATCCACGCCCGCATTTTTAATCATAAGCTTTGGAAGCCTTGCACTTGCTCCCCTAAGAAATGGCAGCAAATGATTGACGAGCTTAAAAAGGTTTGGTTGGAATACGAACCCACAAACTAAAGTTACTTAGTTGTGAAAGTAAAGGTAAACATACCCGATTCCCTTGATGAAATCACTTTGGGCCAGTACCAAAAATGGCTAACTATTGAGGGGGATGAGGAATTTCGCACACTCAAGCTTATTGAGATTATGTGTGATATATCCCTCAAGGAAGTGTCTATGCTAAAGCTTACGGCTATTGGTGAAATTTCAAATCACCTAGCTGCAATTCTTCAGGATAGCCCAGCCTTCAAAACGCGCGTTAAGATTAACGGCAAGGAGTTCGGATTTATCCCCAGCCTAGATGACATAAGCTTAGGCGAGTATACGGATATTGAAGACAATATGGGGGAGTGGCAAAATATGCACAAGGTAATGGCGGTAATGTACCGTCCTATTGTTGGCAAGTTTATGCAGCTCTACAATATAGAACCTTATGAAGGCTCTGCTAAGTATGCTGAAAGCATGAAGAGCTTGCCGTTGAGCGTTGTGTTTGGTGCAGTAAATTTTATATACCGTTTAGGGACAGAATTGTGCAAAGCTACCCTAGTATCTATGCAGAAGGAGGCGAGGAAGGAAGCGACCTCTCTGCAATGGGGGGATTTTCTAAACGGTGGGGATGGTATCACCTCTTCTACGCACTTGCCAACGGAGATGCTACTAGGTTTGAAGAAGTTAGCAAACTTAACATCTCTTTCGCTTTCACTCACGCAACCTACGAAAAAGAGAAATCAGATATTGAACGCCAGCAACTAGAAAAAGCAACCCGTAAACAATGAGAAATTTATACCTAGTTCTAGAAAAGGTCAATGAATACCTAAGCAGCCACCAGCTAATTAGCACGGTTACTTTCGGGGACATTTTTGATGTAGACCTAAAGAAGCAAAGCATCTTCCCATTGGCTCACATTATTGTCAATGATGCAACCTTTCAGGGGTCAAGCCTTAACACCATATCCTTTAACCTAGATATTTTGGTTATGGATATTGTAGACGAGCCAAAGAACGATTTACGGGACGAGGTAGACCCATTCTACGGGCAAGACAATACGCAAGATGTACTAAATAGCACTTTAGTAGTACTTAATGGACTGGCTCAGGAGCTTGTAAAGGGGCAACTCAATACGGACTTATATCAGGTAGCCGATGCCAGCTCCATTACTTGCAGCCCCTTCTTAGACCGCTTTGAAAACAAGCTGGCTGGCTGGAATATGAGCGTAGAAATCCAAACCGCAAATACTGAGATTTCGGTATGCTAAAGCTGGATAACATAAAAATGGCTTTAGAGAAAGCTGCTAGGGAGGTTGTGCGACAAGCTAAACTAAACTTAGGGGCTACTCAGACTATTATCCAAAATGACGGAAAGGCTAGGCGCAAGCGTATTGATGCCTCAGGAAACTTGCGCAACAGTTTAAGAGCTAGTGAGGTGCAAGGGTCGGGCAATGACCTTTCCGTAGAAATCCTAATGGACTTTTATGGTAAGTTCGTAGACAAGGGGGTAAGCGGAACGCAATACCAAACGCCTGAGGATAGCCCTTTTTCATTTAAAAGCGAAGGGGTAAGTGCAGAGATGCAATACTCCATTTTTCAATGGATGCGCACCAAGCGGATTAGGCTACGGGACAAGGGGCAATTTAAAAAAGGTAGGATTACCCAAAAGAGCTACGAAAGCTTGGCCTATGTCATTGCTCGTAGCGTAAAGCGAAAAGGTATTAACCAAACGCACTTTATCACTAACCCTTTTAACCTGATGGATAAGCAGCTTCCTGAGCAGCTACAAAATGCCCTCTCTCTAGATATTGAAAATTATTTAGCATCGCTTAATCAAATAAAATGAGTACACCGAGTTTAGGATACCCTACAAGCGTAAGACTGTCACGCAGCCCCATTTTCATTACTGGCAAAAATGATACGCTGGCTAATGATGCTTTAAATGCAATGACCCTAGAGGTTAGCACATACACGGGAGCAAAGACCAGTCCCCCCGCCTCGCCTGACTATACGCTTGAAAAGACTTATAGTGTAAACGAGATAATCAACTTTGAGATTTCAGATTTGATTCGGGATGAGTTTTTGCACCCTATGGGGCTTGCCAGCATCTCAACTCCTACGGCTTCTGAGGTGGGTGAGGTTTTATGGGTAGTGCCTGAAGGGGAGTGGACTTATGAGAATGCTGGAGCGTCACCAGTTACGGCTACTTGGGGAAGTGGTACGACCTATGGGTTTTTGGTGTTGGACGGATGGAGCAAGAGAGGGGAAGCTCAAAACCGCCAGTATCAAGATGCCCGCCTAACGCTTTCCCGCACCCATCAAGTATACTCTAGCTACCGAGAGTCATTGGCTGCCTTATACGCTGCCTTTAGTGGCTTAAATGGCTTGTTATATGTTATTGATGGCACGAACTATTGGTATGACCTAGAAGACAAACTAGGATTCTCAAACACCTCTAACGAAAGTCAAAATAAGGTTATATACATTCCTAGCGGAGTGCCTAACATTGCGGACTTTGTAGGCGTTACTCCTACTGGTGCTTACGAGATTAGCTTGCTCACCAATAACGAGGGGGTGGACTACCGCCAGCGCGTATTGGATGACGGAGGTACACTAGAGAGCTGGGCTTGCCTTATGAATGCAATAGATGCACTAGGAGGCCACGACAAAGTTACCCATGACTACGAGGTAATTTGCGAGCCTAAGTACACCCCTGAAATTATCCAGTATGTCAACCGCTACGGGGTGAGTGATTACATTACCTTCTTTAAGCGTAGCAACGAAAGTGGGAACTTTAAAAATGATAGCTACCAAAAGTCAGTTTATGCAGATGCTTTTACCGAGCCTGATTTTAACGATGGTAAATACCAAGACTTTAACATTAACTCAAGGAACACCATTACCCTAAATACTGGATGGGTAGAGGAAGCCTATAAGGACATTATTGAAGAGCTAATGATGAGCGAAAAGGTTGCTATCCTAGAGGGAGGCAACTACCGAGCAGTAAACCCCCAGCGCGGAAGTGTAGACTACCTAAAGAGCGTAAATGAAAAAATGATTAACTACACGGTCAGCTTTGACTATGGCTTTGATGAGAGAAACCTAGTGCGATGAACCAAGTAGACATCTATATTTCAAATAGACGGCTTGACCTTTTTGGGGATGAGGAAATTAGCATTAACCTAATATCTCAAAACTACAAAGACCCAGCAAAGGTACATACTGACTTTAGCCAGTCGTTTACTGTCCCCGCCTCTAGGAATAACAATGCCATCTTTAAGCACTACTACCGCGTAGATGTTTTTGGTGGCTTTGATGCACGGCTAAGGCAAGACTCTCGCATTGAGATTAACGCCCTACCGTTTAGAACGGGTGTTGTGCAGCTGGAGAGCATTGAGATAAAAGACACGCAGCCTTATGCCTACTCGCTTACCTTTTACGGAGATGTGGTAAACCTTGCCGATTTATTCGGGGAGGACTATTTATATGACTTAGATTTAAGCAGCCTAGACCACGATTATGATGGGGTAACTATTCAAAGCGGATTTGATTCAGACGCTTTAGAGAGTGGCAATGTTTTTTACCCTTTAATGTCCCCCGTGAGGAATTGGGTGTATGATGTAAAAACGGCTTCAGACCCACGCCACGAAGACGATATTCAAAACTTAACTGGTCACGCTGGACATAAGCACGGCATCAATTATTACGAGCTAAAGCCAGCCATCAAGGTTACTAAAATCCTAGAGGCCATAGAGGATAAGTACGGCATTGTACTAGCTGGTTCTTTCCTTAGCTCTAGCCCCTTCAATAAACTTTTCCTTTGGGCGCACCGCTACGAAGGGTATATGTATGAGGGCCAGCCTACGGGCATGGCTTACGAAAAGGTCAATTTTAATGTAACCAACTCCCCTACGCCTGATTACTTTGATTTAAGTACGGACACCTTTACTCCTGAGGGGGTTACTGGTAGTGGGGATATATATGACATTTACTTTGATGTAGATATTCCAGCTTATACGGATGACTATTATTTGGCAGTCGTAAAAAACGGGGTAGTAGTTTCTGAGCAGCTACTCAATGGCCCATCAACGGGGACTTTTGTGGATGTGCCTATTACTAATTACTTTGATACGGTTTACTTGGCTATTAAGCCAACAACAAACTCCCCCATCGTATACCAATTCTACCAATGCACTTTCACCCGCGACACGGGGAGCCAAGTTCAAGCAGATGTAGAGCAGAGCCTTACGGCTACCTATCAAGGGGCAAAGGTTACTGTTTCTACCCTTATGCCTGAAATTAAAGTTGGGGACTTTTTGTCGGGTATTATTAAAATGCACAATTTGGTAATGATTCCAAGCAGCCCCACCTATTTTACCCTATACACTTTGGATGACTGGTATGCTGCGGGAACGGATAGGAACTACCAAAATTACATAGACATTGAGGCGGTAAATGTTAAAGTGCCTGAGCTAAATAGGCGCATTGAATTTAAGTACCAAGAAACCGAGCAGATTTTAGGATACCAATACCAAAGGGCCAACGCTACTGGCTATGGTGACTTACGGGCAGACTTTAATTTTGATGGGGATGAGCTAAACATTGAGCTTCCTTTTGAGTCTGCTTTATTTGAGCGATTGACTGACATAGATTTAGGGACGCTTACCAATATCCTCGTATACAAATCACAAACGCGGGAATTTGATACGGACTTTGATAACCGCTTTCAGCCCTATGTAGGTTCGCCTATTCTGATTTATGGCGAGTTCTCGTTGGACATTAGCGCAAACCCTATTTCGTTTGTAGATGAAAATGGGACTGAATCGCCTATTGACATGGTATGGTATGCCAACACCTCTAGCACAAGCATAGGTACTGGCCCAGCGTATTCTATTAACTGGGGTGCAGATATTGACCCATTCTATTTAACCTCAGTAAACAAAGGATTGTATCAAACCTATTGGGAAGATTACATTACCGACCTATATAGCACAAACCGTAGGGTCTATAATCTAAATGCCGTGCTGCCTATTGGCGAAATCTTAAAATTAAACCTCAATGACAAGCTTGTTTGGAATGGCACTAAATGGGTTATTAACTCCGTTCAGCTAAACCTAACGACTGGCAAGGCTAAGCTAGAATTGCTAAACGACATTCAACCCGCCCCCGTTCCTATCGGCCCTGAGCCTGAGCCGACCGAAGGCCCAACTCCAGCGTAATGAAGAGTAATTTATTCAGTTACATTATAGAGATGCTTCAAAAGGCTGCCTATCGTGGTAGCTCTGAAGAGGTACAAATAGCACTAGGTAAATACCATTTGCCTGATAACTTAAAAGAAGCCCTACATAAGATTAAGAAGCTATGGCAACAATAAGAGAGTACGAGGTCAAAGCGAATACTTCCGAAGCCGTTGAGTCGGTTGAAAAACTTAGGGAAGAGTTAGAGCTTACTGAAAAAAAAGTAGGGGAGTTAGAAGATGCCTTAGATAATGCTAATAAAAAAGCTTCTAAAGGCTCTAAGCAAGCTGCGGACGATGACCGCGAAGCCAAGCGAGCAAAGGAAGAGGTTGTTAGAACCATTGACCGAGCTACGGGTGGCTATGTGGAAATGGGGAAGAAGGCTTACAAAGCCTATCAAGTTATTAGTGCAGAGCTGGTAAAGGGCATAGCCTTAGGCAAGCAATGGGTTTCTTCGTTTTCATTTACTGGTCTTATTGGCAAAGTCAAAGCTTTTGGACTTGCTCTCAAGACAAGTTTCTTAGAGGGTGCGCTAGGAGCTAAGGCCTTGCGCGTTGCTCTAATTTCTACGGGCATTGGTGCGTTAGTTGTGGCTCTTGGGGCTATCGTTGCCTATTGGGATGACATCAAGGGCGCGGTTAGTGGCGTAAGCGTTGCGCAGCAGAAACAGTTAGCCCTAGCTGAAGCTAATGTTCAGGCACAAATAGAAGCCAGCGAAGCCCTTAGCTTGCAAGAGAACTCCTTAAAGCTTCAAGGGAAAAGCGAGAAAGAGATTCGCGACCTAAAGATTCAGCAGACCAACGAAACTATTGCAGCTTTAGAGGCTCAGCTTTTAACTCAGCAAGAGGTCAAGAAATCACAAGTAGAAGCAGCCGAGCGCAACAAGAGTATACTTCAGGGTATTATCCGTTTTATATCGTTGCCAATTACCGCCTTACTTGCCACAATAGACATGGTCGGTAAAGCTCTTGGTCAGGACTTTGGGCTAGAGGAAAAGTTTTCGGGTGGAATTGCTAAGCTTGTCTTTGACCCCGAAGAGGTAGCCAAAGAGGGGGACGAAACCATTAAAGAAACTGAAAAACAACTAGCTAAGCTCAAGAGTCAGCGTGACGGCTATTTGCTAGATGAGAAAAAAGACCGCGATGCAGCACACAAGCAACGGCTAGAAGACGCTAAGAAACTAGCAGAGCAGTTGCAAAAGCTAGAGGAAGAAACCGCTAACATTCGCTCAGACATTTTTGTTAATGCTGCCAAAGACGAGGAAACGCGAGAGAATAGACGATACCTCACCCGCATTAAGCAGCTAGGCCTACAACGCCAACAAGAAATTGCAGCTGCGGAAGGTAACGAAGAACTTATTCAGGCCATTAAGGATAAGTATCAAGCTTTTGCTGAGCAAGAGGAAATCAAGCATACGGAGAGCGTTGTAAAAATTCGTGAGGATAGAGCTAATAGACTTCAAGCTATTGCGGAAAAGGTAGATGACATAAACGCTTCTTTGATTGAAGACGGTATGACGAGGGAGCTGGCCCAGCTAGAGCTTAAATACCAGCGAGAGATTGACGCTGCAATGGGCCAGTATGACCTCTTAGAAGCTTTAAAGGCCCAGCACGAAAAGGCACAAGCCGACATTCAAAAGAAATATGATGACGAGGCGGTAAAGAAGCGTAAAGATTTCCAAAACCAAATCGCTGACATTATTGTAGATGCTGCTAATACGACCATTAAAAACTTGATGGACTTAAATGACATCTATGATAAGAATGATGAGGCAGCAGCAAAGAGAGCTTTTGAGCGCAATAAGTCGCTTCAGATAGTCCAAGCTATTATTAACACCGCTTCAGGCATTATGGGCCAGCTTAATGTACCTCAAGACCAGCTAACGGGTGCTAATTGGGTTAAGGCTGCCTTGATTGCTACTACTGGAGCTACGCAGATTGCCACTATCAGAGCGCAAGAGTTTAATGGAGGTAATGCAGCGGGTGGAGGCTCAGCCCCCAAAGCCCCAGCAGCACCTCAGGTAGCTCCTTCATTTAATATCGTAGGTGCTAGTGGCACAAACCAGCTGCTTCAGGGTATTGCTGGACAGTTTAGCCAGCCTTTGCGGGCTTATGTCGTGGGCGGAGATGTTACCAGCTCGCAAGAAATGGAAAGAAAACGAATCAAAACTGCAACTTTCGGTTAATTAGTTATGAAAATTATTGAACTTGTACTAGACGAAAATGCCCTACTAAACGGCATTGATGCTATTAGCATTGTAGAAGAGCCAGCGATTGAAGAGAACTTTGTAGCCCTAAACCGCAAGCACAAGGTAGAGTTCGCAACGCAAGACGAGGACAAGCGTTTGCTTATTGGCCCAGCTCTTATACCTAACAAAACCATCTACCGCCACCAAGACGGGGAAGAGTTTTATGTATTCTTTTCAAAGGGTACTATCCGCAAAGCTTCAGAATTGTTTTTGATGCGTGGAAACCAAAACAACTCCACCCTAGAACACGAAGCAGAGCTTCACGGCTTGAGTGTAGTAGAAAGCTGGATTATTGAAGATAACGACAAAGATAAATCTCGCCTCTATGGCTTGAATATGCCCGTAGGGACTTGGATGGTTACGATGAAAGTAAACAACGAGGATATTTGGAAAAACTTTGTCAAGACTGGAGCAGTAAAAGGCTTTTCTATTGAGGGCTATTTTGCCGACAAGGTGAAGATGGCTAAAACCTCATTGGCTAATGAAGATTTGCTTGACGAGGTAGAGAGCATGACACACCAAGAGGCTATGGAATTTTTGTACGAAGTAGCCAAACTACTCAAGGACTATGAATAACGATAAAACCCCCAGCCGTACTAGTCCTAAAGGCAGAGCTAGAGGCTGCTATTGTAAGGACTCAAATACCTACTCTAGAAAGTGCTGCGATGGTAGCATTTGGGCGCAAGGTATTGGGCAGACTGTGAAGCTGCCTGAGTAAAATGTAACAAAACAAAAAAAAGTAATTACTTGGTTATGAAAGCAAATACCCTTTTGAAAAACATCTTGGCTGAGTTGGCTTCTAAGCGAGTCAAATTGGCCCAAGCCACTTTAGAAAACGGCACAGTCTTAGAGGCTGAGGTTTTTGAAGCTGGCAATGAAGTATTTATCGTGACGGACGAGGAGCGTATCCCATTGCCCGTTGGCGAGTACACAGTGGAGGACGGCTCTATGCTTTATGTGGCAGAAGAGGGCGTTATTTCTGAAGTTAAGTCTGCTGGTGCAGAGGCTGAGGAAGAAGTAGCTGAAGTGGCTATTGAGGCAGCTGACGAAGAAATTGCAGTAGAAGTACCTGAAGAAGTTGCTGCTCCTATGGAAGAAGTAGTTACCGCAGTTGTTGAGGCTATCGCTCCCGTCTTGGAAGAAATCCAAGTTCAGGTTGAAGAAATGCGCAAGGAAATGAATAGCTACAAAGAAAAGATGAGCAAGCAAGCTTCTGCTCGTCCTATCAAGCACAACCCTTCCAAGCAAGAAAAAGCACCCGTTAACCTCGCTTCTTCACGCGCACAGTCTACCCTTGACCGTGTAATGCAGAAGATGAATAACTTTAAGTAAGATGAATACCAAGAAGGTAGTATTTAACAAGCTTTTCTCTAAGGAGGCTCAGAAGGCTCAAAAGCTTTCTAAAAAGCGCAAGGTTGCTTTTAGTGTAGTCCAAAACGCTCAAACGGAGTATGACGCACTTCAAGACCTTGAAGGCGAATTGTATTCTGCAACTGAGATGCTTGCAGAGTTTCACGATAAGTACATAGAGGCTCGCAACATTTTAGATTCTATTGTTATGGATTTAAGCCTTACTAGTTTAGGTGATACCGTTTCAACTTTGTCTTCTGCATTAAGTCAAATTGAAGACTCAAGCGCAACGCTTGGAGTAGAGCCTAGCGAGGTATTTGATTCATACGATGATGCCCGTGAATTGATTTCAAATGTTTTAAGTGTCTATGATAGCTTTATAAGCGAGTGGAGACTTGATATGGTGCAGTCTACTACTTCATTTGCAGACCGCCTTACTTATATTAAGTAAAATGACAAATACTAAAAAAGTTGTATTCGCTAAGCTTTTCAGTAAGCCAGCCAATACTAAATTATCCAAGACCCGTAAGCTCAAATTGTCCGTAGTAGACGATATTGAGTCAAATGTAAACTGGCTTGAAGAGTCTTATTCTGAGGCTTCTTACTATGCCTATGAGCGTTGGGATGAAGTTATTGAGCGCATTGACGAATATCGTTCCGAAATTGGTGGCGAAGTAGACAATATTGCAGTTAATGGTCAAGGTCGCTCTTTGGACGAGGCTGGTTCTAATATGCTTGAGCTTCTTGCCACTCTTGAGAAAGGTGCTGAAGACTTGGGCGTTGACCCAGCAGAATTGTTGGACAATTACGAGGAAATCAAGGATATGGCTCAGAATGCCCAAGAGACCTATGAAGCTTTTGTAGAGAAATACAAAGAGGTAGTAGAGTATAGTGGCTTCCTTGCTACTTTCTTGTCTAAGACTCCTAAGAAGAAAAAATGAACCAACGCCAACAACGCATTTACAATATGATGTTCAATTCGGATAACCTCCGAGCTGGACGGAAAATTGCCTTGTCCCTAAGCGGGGACTTGGAGGATGCGCGTGAGCGTTTAGATGCCCTTACTAGTGAGGCGTTAAATGTGGAGGCTGACCTTGATGAAACCTTGAGTATCATTGAGCAAGCTGCAAGCGTACTAGTACAAGAGGTGCAGAATGCACAAAATATGCTGGATGACATTGAAAACACGGTAGACGAAGGCCTTAAAGCGCAAGCAGATTATCAAAATGCTGCCGAAGAGCTGGGACTAGATGCTGAAGACAATCCTAACTGGAGTGCCATTAGCAATTCTGCCCGTCAAGGTGAAAACATCTTAGCTAAACTTAATGACTTGCTCTCTAGAGCTGAAAAATTTATTTAATCATTTAACTGAAGAATAATGGCTACAACCACTTCTATTACTACTACTTACGCTGGCGAGTTCGCGGGTAAGTATATCGCTGCTGCTCTTTTGAGTGGTACGACCCTTGATAAGGGTTTGATTGAAATCAAGCCTAATGTCAAATACAAAGAGGTTATCAAGAAAATCGCTACTGACGATATCGTTAAGAACGGTTCTTGTGATTTTGACCCTACCTCTACTGTAACTCTTACTGAGCGCATCTTGCAGCCTGAAGAGTTCCAAGTCAATTTGCAGTTGTGCAAAAAGGACTTCCGTTCTGACTGGGAAGCCGTACAAATGGGCTACTCCGTTTATGACAACTTGCCTCCTTCATTTACTGACTTCTTGTTGGCTCATGTTGCCGAGAAAGTAGCTCAGCGTATTGAAACTAACATTTGGTCAGGTGCTAACGCTACTGCTGGTCAGTTTGACGGTTTCTCTACTTTGTTTGCTGCTGACGGTGATGTTGTTGATGTTACTGGTACTACCGTAACTGCTGCCAATGTTATTACTGAGATGGGTAAGGTAGCTGACGCTATCCCCGCTGCTCTTTATGGCAAGGAAGATTTGACTATCTATGTTCCTCAGAATGTAGCTAAGGCTTATGTCCGCGCTTTGGGTGGATTCGGTGCTTCAGGTTTGGGAGCTGCTGGTATGGATAACAAAGGCACTATGTGGTATGGTGACCAGCCTTTGTACTTTGACGGAATCCGTGTTGCTATGGTTAACGGTCTTGGTGCAAACAAGATGGTAGCTACACAGTCTTCTAACTTGTTCTTTGGAACTGGTTTGTTGAGCGACTCTAACGAAGTTAAGGTTCTTGATATGGGCGATTTGGACGGAAGTCAGAATGTTCGCGTAATCATGCGCTTTACCGCTGGTATTCAATATGGTCTTGGTGCTGAGGTTGTATACTACGCCTAATTGATTGTTTAATAACCATAGGGGGGTGTTGGGTTAATGCCCTCACCCCCTTTTTTAATTCTTATAAAAAATGGCGTGCGATTTAACACAAGGCCGTAAAGTTCCGTGTAAAGATGTCGTTGGTGGCATTAACCGTGTATGGTTCGTGGACTACGGTGATTTAGGTACACTTACTTTCGGAGCTGATGACGAGCTTACGGATGCAACTGGTACATTTTCTGCTTACCAGTACGATGTAAAGGGTGCAAACTCTTTAGAGCAGAACTTCAATGTTAGCCGTGAAAACGGTACTACTTTCTTTGAGCAAGTTCTCAACCTTACCCTCACTAAGTTGAGCAAGGAGGATAACAAAGAATTGAAGTTGATTGCTTATGGCCGTCCCCACATCTTCGTTGAGGACTATAACGGCAATGTATTCTTGGTAGGTGCTGAGCATGGTGCTGAGGTTACTGGAGGAACTGCGGTTAGCGGTTCTGCTATGGGTGACCTTTCGGGCTATACTTTGGCATTGACTGCTAACGAAACCCTTTTAGCTAGTATTGTTGACGGAGCTACGGCTGCTGACCCATTTGCTGGCTTGACTTCTGCTACCGCTACTATTGTAGTAGGAACTAACGCATAAGAGGTTTCACATATCCTTTGAGAGAGCCACCTTCGGGTGGCTTTTTCTTTGGAATAAAAAACAAAGCGTAAAAGAAAAGTTATTTAGGCAGAATTTAGGATATGCACATACTTAAACCAATAGGAACGGAGCAAACTATTACGATAGTACCTCGCTCTTTTGTGTATTCTAGTGAAGACCTAGCGTTATACTACATTCGTGTAGAGGGCGATGGGGGGACTCTAGAGGCTACTGCTTGCCTTCAGGCTGCTTTAAATGTGTTGGATGGTCTTACCGTATATCTTACCAATGAAGACACCAATACAACGGCTACAATTAGCCCTACGGTTACTGAGAGTAATGGGTATATGAGCCTTGCTTATGTTTATACAGTTTCAGAGGGGACATTCTATACAATTAAAGTAACTTTGGGAAGCACGGTAATATATAGAGGCCGTGTATTTTGTACCACTCAGACGGACTTAAAGCAATACACCGTTAACGAAAACCAGTATGTGACTGAAAACACATACAGTAACGAATTTATCGTACTATGAACAACCTAAGGGTAGTAAATATGAGTTCCTATACTGCGCCAGTAGTTAAGGAAGTTCAAAACAAAGAATGGGTAGCCTACGGAGAGGATAATAACTATTTCCAGTACCTCATTGACCGATATAACGGCTCAGCTACAAACAACGCGATTATTAACGGCATCGTAGAGCTTTTGTACGGGCGTGGTATTGACGCTACTGACAGTAACAAAAAGCCTGATGAGTACGCACAAATGAAGGCTTTGTTCTCAAAGAACTGTTTGCGAAGACTTTTGAGTGATTATAAAATGATGGGTCAATGCGCTATTCAGGTTATCTACTCCAAAGACCGCACAATGATTGTTCAGGTAGACCATTTACCTATTGAGAGCCTCCGAGCTGAGAAATGCGATGAGGAAGGGGATATTCAGGCGTATTACTACGCTAAGGATTGGGCAGAGGTAGCAGCTCGTAAAGAAGTGCCTATGCGCATTCCCTCTTTTGGGTATAGCGAAGAGTCTATTGAGATTCTATACATTAAACCCTATCGCGCTGGCTTTTATTACTATTCCCCCGTTGACTATCAAGGAGGTTTACAATATGCCGAGCTAGAAGAAGAGGTAGCAAACTACCATATCAATAACATCCAAAACGGTCTAGCTCCCTCTATGCTCCTAAATATGAATAACGGAGTACCAACGGAGGAAGAGCGTAACATCATTGAGGCTCGTATTGCGGAGAAATTTAGCGGAAGCTCAAACGCTGGTCGCTTTATCTTGGCTTTTAACGATAACAAAGAGCTGGCAGCTACCATTGAGCCAGTATCTCTTTCCGATGCCTCTGACCAGTACCAGTTTTTGGCTGACGAGTCAATGCGCAAGCTCATGGTGGCTCACCGCGTTACCTCCCCTATGCTTTTGGGCATTAAGGACAATAGCGGACTGGGAAACAATGCTAACGAACTAGAAACCGCCTCAGCCCTTTTTGAGAATACAGTCATTGAGCCTATGCAAGAGGTGCTAATTGATGCAC